GAGGAAGCCGATTCTCTTAGAAAACTCTATCCCAACGGAGTTAAAGTAGTTGTAGTCAATGAATTGATTGCGGAAGCAGTTAATGAAAATCTTGACGACCATTGGACTCTTACTTATAATCCGCTGTCGGATTATGTTCACTTCGATCCTCTTGGTCTGCTACTTACTTCCGTACAGGATATTACAAACGATCTCATATCTCTTGTGCTACAAACTGTTGAGCACGGAATTCCCCAGACTTTCGCAGATCCTAAGGTTCTTAATTTTAACGCATACGCGCAGTCAGAGGTCATACCAGGAGGAATATATCCCGCAACACCGAAATCTGGTAAACCACTTAGTGAGGGATTTTACGAAGTCAAAACAGCTACCCTTAGCCAAGAGGTATTACCCTTCTCACAGAAGGTTCAAGAAATAGGTCAGATGGTTTCCGGGGCTTTACCGTCATTATTTGGCGGTCAAATGAGTGGTAGCCGTACTGCTTCAGAGTATAGTATGAGTAGGGCGCAAGCCCTTCAGAGACTTCAGACTACATGGAAGATGCTAACCATGTGGTGGAAGGATGTATTTGGTAAAGTCATCCCGATGTACATCAAAGAGATGAAGGATGACGAAAAACAAGTCAAAAAGGATGAATTCGGTAATTTCGTCAATGTATTCATCCGGATGGCTGAACTACAGGGAAAGATTGGAAATATTGAACTAGAAGCAAACGAGAATCTACCTATTACCTGGAATCAACAGAAGGATTCCATCATGGAACTTCTGAAGATGAATAATGAAATGTTGACTGGAACGCTCATGACCCCTGAAAACATGGGTTATTTGAAGCGTGCTATTGGGTTGACAGATTACATCATTCCGGGTGAAGATGATAGACAGAAGGAATATGAAGAAATTCAGCAGTTGATTAATTCTGAGCCAATTGAGATGCCTCCTGATCCCATGATGGAACAGCAGGCAATGATGATGGGAATGCCGCCTCCCCAACCTCAGAGATTACCAGCAATTGAACCGGATTTCGATGCTGATAATCATATGATGGCGGCAGATATTGACCGAAAATGGCTGGTAAGCGATGCAGGACGGTTGTGTAAGCTAGAGAATCCGCTTGGATACGAAAATGTACTACTGCATATGAAAATGCATAAAGACATGAATATGCAGATGCAGATGCAGCAAATGATGCAACAATCGGGGCAAGCATCACCCCCCGCACCGCCCGGAGATAGCACGGGCCAGCAGATGAATGAAGGGGAAAATGAGCCTACTGTTCAGTAATCTGAGAACTCCATTTTACGCACCTAATGACTCTGTAGACTCTGGAATCGGAGATACGGAGGAAACATTCGAATTACTCAATGTTGATGATGAGAACTCGGATAAAGAAACACTTGAGATTGGTAAAACTGATGCGGGAGCAAAAGCGTCATCGAAAGATGACAAAGAAGATATTGAATATCGAGACAAAGAAGATGACGAAGAAGAAGAACTAGATGAACTGAAGGAAATTGAAGAAGAATTGAAGCCTCCATCAGAGGAGGATTTGAATGAACTGGTTACTCCTGTCCGACGTAAGGAAATCCTAGCGAAATATCCGAAACTATTCAAGGATTTCCCCTATCTGGAGAAGGCATACTATCGGGAGCAGCAGTTCACTGAGCTACTTCCTACGGTTAATGATGCGCGCGTAGCCGTAGAGAAGGCTAGAGTACTAGATCAGACTGAGCGCGACGTAATGAGCGGGAATATTGGTGGAATTCTAGCTGCTGCAAAGAATGAGAGCCAAGACGCATTCAATAAGATTGCGGACAATTACCTTCCGGCTCTGAGGAAAGTCGATCAGGGAGCGTATTATCACGTTCTCGGCAATGTTATCAAAGATACCATCATTACGATGGTTAAAGAGGGTAGAGCATTAGGAGATCAGGGTGCTCCTCTACAGGCGGCTGCGAATGTTCTGAATCAGTTCGTATTTGGTTCACAGAACTTTCAGCCACCTACAGCACTATCGAAGCAGACTCCTCCTGAAGAACAGCATCGGCAGCAGGAATATCAGCAGGAGCATAATCAGCGTATCTATCAGCATTTCGAGTCTGTTCGCGGAGAATTGCAGTCGAAGGCTGATAATGTGCTGAAATCTACCATTGATGGTCATTTAGACCCCAATGGAACTATGAGTGACTACGTAAAGACTCATGCAGCTAAGGAAGCATTCGAGAATCTGGAAACTCTTATCAGTAAAGACACGCGCTTTCGATCACTACTCGATAAACTGTGGGAAAGAGCGTTTCAGACGAAATTCGATAAGGAATCGACTGATAAGATTAAGTCAGCCTACCTAAGCAAAGCAAAGACACTGTTGCCATCAGTGATTAAAAAGGCCCGAAACGATGCTTTGAAGGGTAGACGCGCGGATAATGATAGTCGTGAAGAAACGGCCTCTAAGAAAGGCCCAATTACTCCGGGTCGATCCACTACCCCATCAAGTGGAAAGTTTAAGTCAGGAAAGGATATTCCAAGGGGTATGAGTACACTAGATGTACTAATGAAGGATTGACTGGAGTAAATCATGGCAGTAAGTGAAAGTCAAGTCGCTGCACTCGAACTGGAAAGGGTTATTCCCAAGGTTCGTGTGTTGTTTGAGCGTGATGACAAGTTCTACGCTCATATCAAGAAGCGGGATGTAGAGAAGATTTCTCATCGACAGATGCGAGTTCCTCTTGAACTACGTCCCGGTGGTTCGTTCCAGTATTTCAACCCTGATGGTGGAGATCTGGGACGTGGTGGTGGGCCGACTTTCGATAAGGCTGTACTCAATTGCGTGTTCTTGAGTGAGAACATTGAGTACACCAAGTTGACTCAGTGGGCCACGGATGATGCGCGGAAAGCCATCATTAACAGTGTTCGGAGACTGACTGCAACCGCACTTGATGAAATGCGGCGTCAGTTGGATTCTCAGATGATGCAGGCGGGAGATGGCGTAATCGGTGTGGTTACGACTGATACTCCTGCGTCGGGATCGAATGTCATCACGCTTACTAGTGATGGATTCGGTGCTAGGCTCGTACGATTTGATCAGACTGTGCAGGTTTGGGATGCTGCATTGGCTGTGAACCGTGGCAAGGGTAAGATTACCCAGTGGGATGTGGAGAATAAGACTATCTCCATCACTCCTCAGATTCCTGGCGTAATTCCTACTGACAAGTTGGTGACGGATGGCCTCACGGCACCTGCATCACTTCCTGCTCTGTATGGTGTGCCGTATCACCATTCCAATGCCAGTGCTGGTACTTGGCTTGGATTCTCTCGTTCCACGACTCCTGAGATTCGTGCAAATCGAGTGAATGCTGGTGGTTCTGGTCTGACTCTCCCGTTGCCACGATTGGCAATGAATAAGATTGGAAACCGTGTTGGGATTGAGAATAACTTCAATCCTACTGCGTGGCTCCATCCTTGTCAGATGCAGGCGTATGAGGAAATCGGACAGTTGGTTTCCATCATTCAAAAGACCACTAAGGAAGAAGGTCTGAACATGTACTTCGGTTCCAACATGCAGTTGGCCGGAGCTAGTGTTAAGCCTGATTTCTCGTGGGATAAGACTCGTATTGACTTCGTGGTGGACGAGGTGTGGGGACGCGCGGAAATCCTTCCGATCGGATTCTACACAACTGATGGCAGAAAGATTTTCGAGATTCGTGGCGCATCGGGTGGTGTGGCTGCGGCGGAAATCTTCTACATGGTGGTTGGAATGCAGACATTCGTGTCTAATCCGGCCGCGTGTAGCTACATCGATAACCTTGCGGTTCCAGTCGGTTACTAGGAGGAAATATGGCAATTACTGCTAGCGACTGGGCGCAACTTAACCCAGCTAATAACTTCGCTGCCGGTGGTATGGCATCAGCGGCCACTATTGCTCCCACTACGTTTCTGACAGTGTTGTCGGGTAATACCGCCATCACTTCGATTACCCCTCCTGTGCTGCATACGCACATGTTGGCGCTTCAGTTCGCTGGAACTGGTGGCATCACGGCGGGTAATAACATCACTACGACGAAGGCGTCGGTAGCGGGCGAGGTAATGCTTCTCGTATTCAATCCGAATACTCAGAAGTACGTTCCAGTCGGCTAATTAGGAGCGGATACGCAATCTGGGGCTTATTCCCTCATCCCCCTGAGAAATAGGTAATAGGTGCGTATCCGCTTCATCAACTAGTCCGGCGGTGGATGGAGGTGGAACG